CCTTGACTCCCCTCTGGGCCTCTCCGGCCCCCTTTCCCGTCTAACTTAATTAAAATATAATGGTTTTCAGAAAAAATGTCAAGGGTTTAAAATAACTTTTAAACCTTTTTCTTAAATTTCTTTCCTAATAAAATCAATAAGTTATAAATTTCCTAATAAAAAGTTTATAAAAAATAACAATAATCTTGTTGAATGGAAAAAATTCCTTTATATATAAGGCATGGCACAAAAAAGAATGAAAAGAACCAAATTCAAAACAAACGGCAAAAAATCATACCCCCTTAAAAAACAGGAATTGCCAGGAATAACAGAATGCAAAGAAAGCATGTTTGTGCATGAATATCTTGTTGACCTGGATATTGTAGGAGCTGGAATTAGGAGCGGATTAGTATCCCCTAATGGAACAAGAATGCAGCAGGAAAAACAAGCCACGGCAGTATATGAGAAAGATAGTGTCCAGGCATATCTGAAACAAGCCATAGGGCATAGGGTATCAAGAACCAGGATAACAGAGGATAAGATATTAAGCGCCTTGGATAGTATTGCATTCCATGACCCAATCGGATTATTTACCTCCGAGGGCGATTATAGAGCAATGGCAGATATCCCTCCTGAACTGAGGCGTGTTATTAGTGAGTTTGAATACCGGGTTGAATATAGGCAGCAGGATGGGCAGCGGGTTCCTACAGGCCATATAAGCAAGATAAAGTTACACGACCGGATGGCAGCCTTCAAAATGCTGCTCCAGCATAATGGACTAATCGGACCAGATAAGGCAGGGAACCTGAATATCAATTACAACCAATTTAATGTAACCCAGAACAATACAAAGAATGTAACAAACCAAATAGACCTCTCCCAATTAGATGACGAGGAATTGCATGTCCTACGGAAGATGACCGGGCATAGTGATTCATCAGATATCCTTGACCTCCAGGAATTAGAAGCAGGATACTATGACGGGAATGCCGCCTAAACATACATTGGTAAGACAGGCAATAAGCCATCCAATCCAGGTGATCGCAGAATCATGCCGGCGATCATTGTTCTATTTTATGCGGACATTCTGGGATGAGGTCTCAAATGATACCCCGCATTGGAACTGGCATATCCCATACCTATGTGCCCAGTTGATGCGGGCCGCTTATAATGTATCAAATCACCAGCCTAAAGAACACGACATCATAATCAATATACCTCCAGGGACAACAAAGTCTGTGACTTGTTCAGTCATGTTTCCGGTCTGGTGCTGGATTAACTGGCACTGGATGCGGTTTATTACTGTATCCTATTCCGGAGCCCTGAGTTTAGAACTGGCTGAGTACTCCAGGGACTTGGTCAGGTCAAAGCGGTTCCGGGAACTGTTCCCTGATTTAACCATCAAGCAAGATAAAGATACTAAATCAAACTTCCGCATACAGAAAACAATCTATGATGATAAAGGAAGGGCAGTTGATGTCAAGCTGGGCGGTAATAGGTACAGCACATCTGTTGGAGGAACCCTGACCGGGTTCCATGGGCATATATTACTTGTTGATGATCCCCTTGATCCAAATAGGGCTGTAAGTGAAACAGAGCTTACATCCGCCAATAGATGGATTGACCAAACATTATCGACAAGGAAGATTGATAAGGCAGTTACCCCAACGGTATTGATAATGCAGCGCCTCCATCAAGCCGATCCGACAGGACATATCCTGGATAAGAAGAAGCAAAATGTTTTCCATATCTGCCTGCCTGGTGAAATCCATAGTTATGAAGAGCGTGTAAAGCCAGAGGAATTGAAAGTCCATTACAAAGACGGGCTACTTGATCCAGTTAGAATGTCTCTGAATGTCCTGCAGGATATGGAAGCCGATCTCGGTCAGTATGGATATGCGGGGCAAGTGGGCCAGAACCCAACACCGCCAGGCGGAGCGATGTTCAAGACAGAGCATTTCCAGACCCTGGATGCTATGCCAAGTTTAGATGAATCCCCTGATAATGCAGTATCTCAGATTATTCGATACTGGGATAAGGCTGGATCTGAGGGTAAGGGAGCGCATAGTGTTGGTGTTAAGATGGCTAAACTGAAGTCCGGTAAGTTTGTAGTTATGGATGTCCGACGAGGGCAATGGTCTACAGAAAATAGAGAACGGATAATTAAGCAGACAGCAGTTGCAGACGGAACCAGGGTCATTATCTATCAGGAACAGGAGCCCGGTTCAGGGGGCAAGGAATCTGCTGAAGCAACAATTACAAATCTTGCCGGTTTTACTTGTTTTGCTGATAGGCCGACAGGGAATAAAGTATTCAGGGCTGACCCATATTCGGTGCAAGTTAATAATGACAATGTATATTTATTACGAGGCGATTGGAATCATGCTTTTATAGAGGAGCACAAGTACTTCCCATTCGGAACATATAAAGACCAGGTGGATGCAGCAGCAGGAGCTTTCAATAAGCTCCGGGCTGTCCGGGATGCTAATATCTGGTCAATCAATTTCGCATAGCGCACAGGAGGATAAGAGATGCCGACAAGAAGAGAATTGCAGTACATAAACCTTGGTACAGGGTTTGATGAAGTGTTCACGCCCCTGCCCAAGTTTACCAAGATGGAAGAGAAGCGGCGGAAGTGCCGGGATTTGTGGAAAGGTGTTGACGCCTTAATCAGCCAAGGCCGGACATACCTGCCTCAGAAGGACCTGGAACAGGATGCTGTATATGAAAAGCGCCTGAGGCATGCTACATTGTATAATATGTTTTCAAGGGCTGTTGAAGGGCTGGTCGGGCGGGTATTTTCTAAAGTACTGTCTGTAATAGATATTCCAGAATCCAACCAGCCTTGGTTTGAGGACATTGACTTCCTTGGGAACAATCTTGATATGTTTGCTAAAGATGTATTTGAAACAGCAATGGTTGAAGGTGTTTCTTTTATCCTGGTTGATTACCCTCCTTCAGAGGACTTTGATAATAAGGAAGATGAAAAGAGGGTTGCAAGGGTCAGGCGTCCGTATTGGGTGCATTTGAAACCACATGAAGTAATCGGCTGGCGCTTTTCTGATAAGAAAGGACCCCCTGAGCTTGAGCATGTCCGTGTCCGGCAGTATATAGAGGAACCAGATGGAGAGTATGGGGTTGTGTATAAGGAACGGGTCCGCGTTTACTCCCCTGGAATGTGCAAGGAATACATACGCCGGTATGATGAAAAGGATGCGTCTGTCCTTTATACTGAATACCCCATGTCCGTTGATATGATTCCGATTATTCCTGTATTTACGCATAGGACAGGATTATATACGGCAGAACCGCCTCTGTACGATTTGGCAATTCTGAATATCCGGCATTACCAGAGCAATTCCAGTCAGGATCATATTCTTGATTACAGCCGATTTCCTGTCCTGTTCGGCAAATTGATATTCAGTGAAACAGGGAGTGAAACTCCAATGGGTCCCAGCAGTATGATCCATACCAATAATGTTGATGCGGATCTGCGGTATGTAGAGCATTCAGGGGCTGCTATCAAAGCAGGTGCCGAGAGTCTTAAAGAGCTTGAGGACCGGATTGCGGCATTATCCCACGAGCCCTTATTGACCCGGCGTTCAGGGCATGAAACAGCAACCCGGGTAGCAATTGATTCGGCTGCTGCAAGCAGTGCCTTACAGGCCTGGGCTTTACAGTTGAAAGATGCCCTGGAACAGGCTTTAGTAGTAACGGCAGCCTGGGCAGGAGGGGATGTAAAGCAGGCCGGCAGTATCCAGATGAATACTGATTACGCCTTGACCATTTCTTCTACAGATGCAGCAAACCTAATACAACTCAGACAGGCTGGCGAACTGTCCCGGACAACATTATGGGCAGAATTATCCAGACGTGGCTTGCTTGGCCCTGACTTTGACCCAGAAACAGAATCCGAAGATTTGAATACTGAAGGTGCTGTCAAAGATAGTGGGGAAGGCTTACTGACCAGGATGATTGATAAGCGGGTTCTGCCTAAAGAACTGCTGTTCAATGAATTGAAACGCCGGGGGGCCGTTGATCCTGAACTTGAATGGGAGGAAGTAATGGCCATGCTCCAGAGGGAAGATGTAGGCCCGGCTGTTGGATTCGGAGAGCTTGGAACACTTGATCGCATGCTTGGGGAAACATAAATACGCTCCCGGCACCGTGGAGACCAACTGAAGAATGGCCGGTTCCTCCTTGACGGCCGCTATAAATCCAGTAAGTTGGAAATAGGGTAACGGGCAGGGCCTGGGTTTTTATTACTTTTCCTCCCGGGCCCATTACTAAAAAGAGATATTATGACACCTGATGAAAAAATAGAACTCTATAGGATGGCGCGTGCACAGGCGTGGGCATACAGGCTTAGTACGTATGATCGTGCCACACTACAGGACATGCAGCGTGTAGTAAAAAAATCCCAGCAGGATCTTGTCCAGGCGTTTGGGAAAGGTTTAGGCAGGGAGGGGAAGTACACAAGGAAGCATTTCCAAGGGACATTGAAGGAGATGGAACGTATGTCCCTGGGGCTCCAGCAGGAGCTTGGAGAGCAGCTGACAAGAAGCACTTCCCGGATTGGTTCTCTGGCTTTGAAGGAGTGGAATGAAAATATCAGTGTTGGCGGAATTGCCAAGGGTGTTAATAATGTAGCATTGAGTCCCGAGCAGTTCAGGGCCTTCTTTACAAAGAATCCGCCCCACGGTATTCTTATCCCCAAGGTCATTCGGAATGCGTTTGATAGAGGTGTTGTTGATAAGATGCAGGGGCAAGCTTTAGACCTATTGCGTCAAGGTGCTCTTGGTGGCGAGAGCTATGAGCGCATAATTTCCCGACTCGGGGACGCCTTCACTGAATTTTCTGATCATCAACTAAATACATTGACCAGGACATTCTTTCAGACAGCGAATGCACAGGCTTTTGATGCGGTATATGAAGCCAATGCCGATATCATAGAAGGCAAGATTTGGCAGAATTCTAATGATGATCGGGTCTGTCTGTTGTGCCTGCCTCTTGGGGGCGCGTTGTTCAAGAAAGGGGAACCGCATCCTGAGATGCCAAGGCATCCGAATTGCCGTTGTGTATTTACGGCAAAGACGGTATCATACAGGGACTTGGGGATTGATGTCGATGAATTGGACGAGGTCGCCAAGCCTGTAGTTACCAGGGGGTATGAAAAAGATGGTAAATGGGTTGTCCCTGCCGTGGGCCGGGGAAGAGGGGGTCCTGTAAGGACGGTCTCTTTTTATAAGGGCGGGATGAAAGAAGCTTTTCCAGATATGCCAGCAGCTATGCAGAAACGTATGTTAGGGGCAAAGCGGTA